GATTCCTAGAGAATCAGCTTAGGTGTGCCCATCTTAGAACGTGGGTGCCGGAGCGAGGGCCGACACGACCATAATGGATCGGGAGACTGTTGTCGCGGTGCAGGTTACTGTGAGTGAAGCCGGAATGGCTGAGACAGTGAACGTCTCTTGTGATACAGCGAATGTTCCCGCTGTGTTAACGGCGACCGTTACATTCTTGGGTGTGAGGCCTGTTCCTGCAAACGTGAGTGCGGTGAGGCCGGTTCCGGTCACTCCCATACTCATCGCGATCTCTTGTCCGATCTGGGCATTTGCCACCGATACGACGTTGTTGGTGGCCGACAGTCCAATGGGACCTGTCGATAGTTGGTCCACTGCGGCTCCAAAAGGGGCTGCTCCAGTGGTGTTCGAATTGGCGAACAGGGTTCCCGAGGCTTGGAACCCACCTGCTGGTACTTGTGGTTGGAAGAGCGTGACGTCATACTCTACCCAAAGTTTTCCCCAGCCGACTGCTGTTCCGTCGACCGTGCAAACGAAAAGGTTTCCGGCATCGTAAGTCTTGATGTCCTGGTTCGCTTGCAAAGCACCGAGTCTAATAGTTTTCTCCTTCATGTCACCCATGAGTGATCGTTGAGGCAACGTGCATGTTATATCTTTCCAAGGCGCGTCTTCCTCGCAACATTCGTAAGACGAGGCGATGGACTCAGAAATAGGAGCGGGATCAGCTGCATCGAAATCTGGTGTTAGCATGACTGATCCTGGCACGTTGGAGCCAGTTCGGGTATAGAAACGGAACCGCAGTTTATTGAAGCGGTATCGTTCCCAAGCTTGTGCTTGTGTTGACAACCAGGGAAAGCTGGCTTGCAATCCTGGATTTAGGGCGATCTGGCTTTGTACTGTGAAGGCAGCAGTTCCTGATATCGAGGAGATCAATTCCCGATGAACAATACGGCAAGAATCCTTTCCGCTTCTGAAGATTTTGGCTTCTCCAGTGTGTTGTCCGGTTGCGTAAGCTGCCGCAGCAAATGTTTGTGGTCGCATGATACTAGAGCCATTGTTGGCTTTCTGTCGCTTTGGAGCCGACTGTTGTTTGGAAGGGTTGCTTTTCCTCTTCTTTGGTCGTTGTTGTGGTTGTTGTTGAGGACGGGACGCATTGTTTCGTCGTTGTTCGAGATTCATATTGAATCTGCCACCACCGCAGCGGTGCGATAACACTGTGGTGTTCATTTCTTCCTCGGACCGCGCGCTAATGCGGCCCTTCTCTTGGTCTCGAACGATTCGAGGCGAAGCTTATAATCGGCAGAACTTTGACCTGGGTAGCGCTTCGGTCTCTCCCAGTTGGCAGGGTGTTTCGGGTTTGCTGACGCAGGCATCTTTCCCTTAATTGCAATTGCATTAGGTGCAGATGGCTGTTGCTTTTGTCGCAGTGGTTTAGGCACTGGCACCTCCTTGCTGGCAGTGCGCAATACATCTGGTCTAGAGCGTGGCTCTGTAGCATCCAGTGTTTCCTTCATTTTCTCGCGAGCTATAATATCTTCCACCCACGGTAGGTTGCGTAGCTGTTCTATCAAATCAGCGCGCAACTCCTCATCTTCACTACTCCACGACAGTTTGTTTAGTGCAGACTCAATTGTTTTCCTTTTCAATGTGATGGAAGTGAGGTGTTCCATTGTATCAGGGGCAAAGAAAGGTTCAGGCTCAATTGATTCTTCCATTTCAGAAGGTGGTGTTGGTGGAGTGGAATCCGGTTGATAAAGCTCATCTCCAACCACGCACGGTATTTTCACCGGTATGTGTGTGGACGGATCAGTGCACATAGGTGCATTCAATAATTCGGTTGCATCTCCCGAATTTTCAACGTATGTTATCCACTGTTGGAACCGGTCGTGGTCAAAGTCAGGGATGGATGTGTTGAACACTTGCATCATCCAGCCTGAGTCTTCATTGGGCCAATTTGTGTCCACGGAATGTTTTCCATCCCATGGCATCAGTTCACCTTCGGTCGAGTCACCAAGTAGTTTCATTGACACTGATGCTATTTGTCCTATTATAGGTGAATTCTTGTCCATTCTATAATAGCCAGCTAGTCGTTCCCCTAGTCTGGTGGTGACGTCTGTTAATGTGGCTGGTCCAACCCATAACTTAGCGAGCAGCCGTTTTGGGTTGGCCATTGAATTAGGGTCTCCGTTCCACACGTCTGGTCCATAGAATCGGTTTAGAAAATTGACACCTATCATGCCGCGGGTGATCACGCTAATTTCGTAATCCTGACCCATCTGTTTGGAACTTATCTTCAAGGCCGTTGGATCAACGTCCCCTTCGGCGCTGTCATCTCCACCGTATAGTCCCAGGCTATCCCACGCTTCCTCTGGTGTTTTACGTGCTCCATTCACCAAGGTATTTCGTTGTGCGCAATAACCTATGAATGCTGACAACACGGAATTTAAGTTTGAGGTCTCGATTGATCCGGAGCCTCGACCGTATCCGGAATTATATTTCCTTCCATGTTCCGTTGTGCCAGTCATTCCAATTTGCTCATTCATGGCCTCATTTAATGCGCTGTGATATTGTTGAGCAAAATATCTCAGCATGATTATTCGTTCTAAAATTCTGGCTCTTCGGTTGACATGTGCGTCAAAACGATTGCCATCAGCAAGGGCCGCCCATTTTGCGTGTTTGAGTATTTCTGTCACTCTATTTGCTATTTCAATTGGCGTTTTGTTGAACGCATACCAGCCCACCTCATGCATTATGTCATTTCCAAATGCATACTGAAAGCGAGAATATTTCAGTTTGGTGGCAGGAGAGGAGGTTGATATGTTTCGTGGATCAGTTGGTTTTCCATAAGTTTCCTTCTTGACAAAGCATTTCCATGCTCGTTTGTACCACTCACCTGTGACAGAGGCTTCATTGATGATGTGTCGTTGGGACGGTCGGTCTTGTCTTTCTCTGACCTCATCATCGTCAACAGGATGGCCTATGTGTGGTGTTGGAATTAGGAATTCAGCAAATTCCATCATATAGCCAGCAAGCACTGGTGGTATAGGCTCTTCTTCCTCACCATGGCGTTGATATTGTTCCACTCGTCCGCTGATACACTTGTCATCGGAGGCTATTGATGCTGCAAATCCGTAACAAGGGTTGATGAGTGGTGCCCCGAAGCCTTTTAATGGTACGGGTGCAGTATAATCGTGTTTGTCGAAATAAATTGGTAGCATGGATTCAGTAGGCGGATACACCACCGGTGGGAATAATGGTGTTCCTTCTCGGATGTATCCGGCAATAATTGCAGCATGGCCACTAGGTAACTTTTCAGTCGGTAATCCGGCTGGTGAGCTTGGGGCTATGTTGCTTGCTACCATTGCTGGTGTGATTGGAACTTTAGCTACTAATGCAACTGCGTGTATTGCATCGAAGCTTGCTTTTGGCAGGGTCACTGAAGTGTGGTCTCCTAGAACAGAGACGCTTCGAAATAACCCGTCTGGTCGAATGATGTCCATGACGACGTGGTTGCCGTACACTGGAGTCAATCGTTTTAATTTTCGTCCTTCAAGCAAAAGGTACGTAGGTATAGCAGTCGGCATCGTAAACTGCCCAAGCAACGTGAACATTATGATGATATGATCTTCATCAACGCGCTTTCTGTCCATGTGGTAGGCACAGACACGTTTTGTGAGGAGGCCGATGTCTTCCACCAAGATGGTGTCTCCTGCATAATCCCAAATGTGATGGGTGTATTCAGCACCGCCACTCACTCTGTAGTGTATTTCATTAGTTTCCAGGAACCGGTAAGTAAACTCACCCTCGCTGGAAGCTGTTTGTACAGGTTGAAACGTACACACAAAGTATGTGCCGGGATGCTTTGCCAGCAGCAATGGCATATTAATATAGTGATCCACATCCACCAGAATTGCTGCTTCTGATGTTGCGTCAAATGAAAATTCACTGGGTGGGACAGCTATGTCCTTTGCCCAATGATACGATCTGTCTCCGCTTCTACCTTTCCTGATGTCGGTAAGGGATTGTTGAATATAGTATGGAGATAGTCCCAAGATTGAAGCCATGAGACCTGAAGTCGCACTTGCCGTATTTCGAGAACAAGCGGACAAACCGTGTGTGTGATTAGCAGTCACTTTGCCTTTCACCAACGGAGTATCAACAAATAGTTGTCTACGCTGGCTTGAGTTAAATGACGGTTTCACTAACCGGTTTGTTAAGAATTTGGTTGAGAACACGGCTCCAATGGGGCTGGATACACTATCTAGCACTGTTGAGCCAATTTTGATGGCTGAGAGCGTGGCCACGACCATGAAAGCGGCCGAGCCCAATTTGTTATAGCTAGGAATGAGATCTATAAATGGGAGGAGTTGTCTTGGCAATCTTCCCCCATAGTGTTTAAGCGCCAACACAGTCAATATGATACACGCGGCAGTCAACACTTGTTTGAACCATTGTGATTTGGGTCGATCAATGGTTGGCGCAAGCGGTGCTGCCACGGGCGTTGACGGTAAGAACAGTCCTGCGGTTAGGCTACGCACAGTTTTGAGTGCTGCAAGGGCAGGGGTTGCAATTGAGAGAACCAGCATGGCATTCTCCACGTAAGGGTGGGTGGCAAGTTGGTTGGCGGCACG